AAGGACACACAAGGCATTGCCATAGCCATGCGATCGCAGCCATTCGATATGCGCCGCCAAAGGCTGGCCCTGCGCTTCGTAGTAATCGAGGAAGCGGATTTCCCGCCCCACATACTGGACAATCCAGATGGCGCAGGCATCGGCCTTGGCACCCGTGCCGCCAATGTCGAAAACGGCGCGGATCGTCATCAGCGGATCAGCCGAGACGCGCCCCACGCGGCCATCCTTGCGTGCTTGCAGGATGTGGGCAGCGTAGTAGGCGCCACTGGCTACCGTGGCATAGCCGCCTTCCCAGATATGGTCATACTCCTCCGGGTTCGATTGACGAAAGCGCAGCCGCTCTTCATCAAGCACAGCCGGGAACCACGGGTTGTCAGACCAATTCGCGCGCACAACACGGGCATTCGATGGCACATCCTTGCGCAGCAAAACGTCCACCGCATCCGTCTTTCGCCTTGGGTTCCAGCTAAACCAGATTTCGCTGGCAAGCCCCTTCTCCGTGCTTTCCCATCGGATCGTGGGTAGCATCAGGTTGAGCGAATATTGCGATATGGATTGCGCTTCCTCGCCCCACGCACGGTGGAAGCCCTCATAAGACTTTACCGAGTCTGCCGTGTGATCCTGCATCCCCGTGAATGCTATGATCCCATCCGCAGGCGTCTGAATGCGATCAGTGTATACCCTGAAACCGTCAGCCTCGCCCAAGCCAAACTTGGCCAGCTTGCTTTCCAGCAGGAATTTTGCCGACTCCTTGAGGGACTTCTGAACCTCGCGGAACGACAGCGCCCGCATTCCCTCGCCCGCCTCACCAGGCCAGCGCAAGGCGTCCTCTATCAATAGCTCGGCAAAGAAATGGGACTTGCCCGACCCCCGCCCGCCATACGCTCCCTTGTATCTTGCAGGCCCTAACAGCGGCTCAAAGACAGCCGCCGTCCTGATCTCAAGCGCCCGCGCCATCAGGCTTGACGATCTCGCGGCGGATCACGGCAATCTGCACAGGCCCGCCACCATCGCCAGTCACCTGCAAGGGCAACACCTTGCCCAGCAGACCAGAGAACGACTTCATGTCCTCGCGGGCTAACTTGAGCAAATAACCTTCCAGTCCACCGGCGCCGCCGCCGTCCTCGCCATGCGCCTCAGCAGCCGCAAGAATGGCTTCCTTGAGGACGCGCGTGGTTTTGTTGGGCAGACCCTTGGGCCGCCCCATACCAGCCGCAGGGGGCTTTCGTCTGGCAACACCGGGCGTTTCTTTTGTGGTCATGATGCTTGCCGGCAGCGCTTGCCGCCGCCTTTGCCTTTGGGCTTCTTTTTCATGGGGATGTCCTGGAATGCAAACAAACCCGCCACGGCGGGTTGTACTCGGGCCACGGGCGATTGCTTCCCGCGCAGGCCGTCCGGGGCAACCGCCACCTGCCCCACATATAGCGCGAACGGATCAGGAACTCAACCGCATTTTGCTGGACTATCACGAATTGTTACATCTCGCACCAAGCCCTTGACCGTTTCCGGCAACGCCGCTACATATATCCCATCGAAAGGGCAATGAAGCCCGCCGAATGGAGAGACGGATATGGCAACTCGCGCAACATACACCATCGAAGGGATGCACTTTTATTGCCATTGGGATGGATACCCCACCGGGGCCGCCGCGCGCATGGTCAAGATGATCGAAGCCTACACGCAACCGCAAAGCGTTGCTGAACGTGCTGAATCCAACCCCATAGATGACCGGCGCGGCGGCCTTGCCTTTGCGTTTATTCGCGGAAACCATGACGCTGAACCAACTGATGGCCCCTTGGCCTATGGTGATACCGAATGGCATTACGAGGTTTTTACGTGCCGTCTTTCCGGCGTGATCCGCGTCAAAGCTTACACGGTAAGCGATGATGACGGCATGGAACGGTTCCACCTGCAAAGCGATGACACTCTTGAGGCATTCTGCAACCACCACGGGGCGCGCTGGCAACTTCCGCTTGTTGTGTCGATCCGCGTGGCGAATGGCTGCGGAACCTTGCCACCGCGCTACCTGCCCGCCACAGAGAGCGCAGCCCGCGCCATTGCTTCTCTATACCGCGCGGCTATGCGCCGGCTGCCGCCGAACTCGGCCGCAAAGAATGAAGTCATGAAGCAATTCAACGCATGGGACACGGCAGTTGCCCACCATATCCCCGCCTGACGCTCAGCCCCTGGACGAAGCAAAGGCTTTCATTGAATGCTTTGGCACAGACTGACGCGACCATGACTCCAGATCAATTCAAGGCCGGGCGCAGGTCGCTCGGCCTATCCGTCCATCAGCTAGCCCACATCCTGAACACCGCGCCCGACACCGTGCGCAAGTGGGAGTTGCCCGATTATCGATCAACAGCGCGGGGGCCGAACCCCGTTGCGGTACGCGTCATGAAATGGCTCCTGGCTGGCTACAGACCGCCGGAATGGCCGAAAGTGGGCAAAGATGGGTGATTATACATCCACGAAGCGGTCAACCGCGCTGCGGGCCAAGCGCAAGGCTGCTGGGCTGGCACGGCTTGAGCTATGGTTGCCGCCTGATCTGCACGACGAAATCAAGGCTTTTGCGAATGCCCTGGCGGCACAACACGCGTCATCAAGGCCAACTGCGCCCGCGTCCGAAGACCGAAAGCCCCCGTGATCAGAGCTTCCCCGCCATGCACCTCCCGTACATCCACCCAAAAGCCCTTCAACGGGCCTTCGATGATCTGCGCCTTGTCGCCCTCCCGAATGCGCCGCATTTCGCGCCGCGCTTCTTCCAGCTTTTGCGCTTCCACGGTCAAGCCCTGCAATTGCCGGATCACATCGCGGTTAATGGCCACGGGCACACCATCGCAGGCGATCACCCCGCGAAACAGCCGCCAGCGCGCCCGGATGACGTGCCATTGCGGGGCGGCCCGGAATTGGGCAAAAACATAGCCAGTGACCTCGGGCCGCTCTTGCCGGATCACGCGGCCCATGCGATGCCGCACAACTTCGCGCGACGGATAGAAGGCATAAACGCCATTTGCCCGCAGATGCTCACGCGCGGCTTGTTCCCGCTGTGACTCTACCAGCAGACAATGCCACACCGGCTTGATCGACGGCCCCGCCACAATACCGGGCGGAGAGGTCCAAGGTTCTGTACTACCGACTTGCCTCATCATCATCTTTTGTTTCCCCTTCATCTTTCTGCCCCCGTTTCGGGCAGGGTTCCTGGGTTCCGCTGGACACACTTCGCCCGTCGCCGGGACGAAGTGTGCGGTGCTTCGGTCATGGGACCTTGGGACACGCGTAGAACACCATCGGGCGGGCTTGCGCTGGTATGCGCGGGACCGGGGTCAGGCTGTCGGTCCATAGCCCTCGCTTCGCTTCCTTTCGGAACCTGGCGGCACCTTTCCGCGCCGCCCGATGGCAAGGCGCGGCAGGCTGCACCACCTCGTGGGGGTGCGTCCTGTGTGAGCAAGGCTTCTGTCGCCGTTTGACCCATTCGCTTCCGTCCGTCACCGTCCGGGGGCTACTCGTAGGGGGCCTATGTCGTGATCTTTCGGCGTCACACCGGGGCCTTGCCATCCCCATGCCGATCAGGCCGCTGCGATGCGCTTGAAGCCCAATTTCCCCCGCACGGCGAAGCGGGGCAACAGACACACTCATGGCGGCCTGACCCCCCGCAATGCCATCGCCACGGCCCGCAAGCCGTGCGCCTGGTGATAATCGTTCCAGTCCCCTAACTCAGGCGGCATGGCCCACACACGGCCACTGCGCAGAGCGTAGTATTCGCCCGTGCCCTGCCCGTTGAATTGCTCCAGGGATCGATCATGATCCGCCGCCACAATCGCCTTGGGCAGCCCTTGCGCCACCTTGCACACATTGGACGCAGCAAAGGCGCTCAATACCGTCGCAGACCGCCCCAGAAGCCGCAGGGCGGCCCTGACGCTCAGTGCGGTGGCAATCCCCTCGCAAACCCAAGTCTCGGCCCCTGTGGCGATCCTGTGGGCCGCACCATTCATCAGGCCGCCGAGGATATTCTTCTTGGCCCCGTCAGGTGTGATGAACTGCACGGTCGTGATGCGCTGACCAATCCGCCCAGGTACCACCAAGAGCGGCCCCTCACCCTCTGGCAATGCACTGGCAAGCCGCTTGCCCAGATCACCTTGCGGCAGGCAACGCCACACATCCGCAATCACCAGGCCGCGTTCGTCCGCAAAGCCCTTGCGCGCCAGATACGGATGAGTTGCCACCTCGCAGGTCCGGACAATCCGCTCGCACGTCGCCTCGATCTCGCGCCGCTCGGCCTCTTGCCGCCGCTCTGCCTCCAAATCGCGCGCTGGACGGGCAGATGCCGCCTTGGACACGTCATCATCCCTGAACGTGACATGCTGCCCTGTCGTCCAATTCCAGGCCACTCCGGATCGATTGTCAGGACTGATCCGGACACGGCCAGAAGTGTTTGACCGTTCCTTGCCATCCACCTGCGTCTTTACCCAACGGCCCACAGTGACGGACCTTGGGGGCACAATGCCCACGGCGCGGCAAGCATCCCGCATGGCGTCGTGCAGGCTCATGTGCCGCTCTGAAAAGCCTGCACAAACCTGAGTGAACCTGCTCATTTCTAAGCGGCCTCTCTGATTTCAGGCGTTTCTTCCT